TGTCTAAAACTTTTATTAAATGTATTAATACACATTTTATTTACACATTTACCCTTTATTTTATGTTCTCGTGATATTTTTACATTTATATAATCTTCTATTAATTCAATATTATTGTCTTCGCAATATTTAACTAAGAATTCATTATTATATACCATTTTGATTATAATAATAAAAAACATTCTGAATTTTAATTCAATTTTATTTATCTTTAATTATTTAAATATATATTAAAACGACTTAAAGACTTCTTACCATATTAAGGTTAAAATCACATAGGCCAGCCGATTATTTTAGCTCCAATTCCAAATCCCGCCCCACTGCGGGCACTAACACCCATTGCTGGAATATATGTGTCCAATATAGCAAAGGTTGCTGCAGCAGTTAAAGCAATTAATGCGATTTCTTCAAGATTTAGGGAACGTTTTGGAATAGCAAACGCAGCAATAGCAACCATTAACCCTTCAATTAAATACTTAATAACTCGCTTAATCAATTCCGCAATGTCAAACATATTATAATAAAATAAAAGAAAATATATTTATTAAATTAAAACTTAAAGGCAACAATTTACTAAATATATAAATGAGTAAAAACGGATTTCAAAAACGACTTAAAAAGGATGGCACACGAAATCCAAAATATGTTGATGTATTAGACGTGGACAAACCAATAGCAGGACAATCTTATTGTTGCGTTTCATTCCTTTCACCTGAAAAGTTGTTAAAACAAAAAGAAATGTTTTATTTTGAAGAATTTGTTAAACAATGGGATATGAATAAATCTATGGAAAAATTTCATCAATTTTTAAATTTTATGGCATTTAAATACAAACTAAATGTTGAATTAATTATGCAAGATTTTGAAGCATTTGTAGCTGAAGAAAAACAACTTATTATGGCTTCGCCAATTGAAAATGATTATAAAACTTTTTTGGATCGTGAAGAAGAAAAACTTGAAAAACAATTTAATATTAAACATAATTTTCAAACTTCTGTCAGAGGAGTTAAAGTTCGTGGTAACTTTTCTTCACAAGAAGAAGCCGAATTGCGTGCCAAATTATTGCGTGAAAGTGACCTAACATTTGATGTTTTTGTTGGCCCCGTTGGAACGTGGTTGATGTGGGAACCAGAGGCATACAAGACTGGACGTGTTGAATATTTGGAAGACGAATTGAATCAACTTGCACACGAAAAGAAAAAGAACGAAGATATTGCTAAAAACGCATTTGAACAACGCATTAAGGAAACAAAACAAAAAGCAATTGATGAAAATAAGAAAAATTCTGAAAAATATGGCAACGTTGTTACACAAGATATTGATGAAGAAGGAAATCTTATTGGCGTTGGTTGTAACACAACTGAAGAACATCTCAAGGCAAATGAACAACCAGTTGTTTCAGTTGCCGATGTTAGAAGCGAATTGTTTGATAGTGACAATGTTGTAGTTGGAAAAACGGATCATGGACAGAGTCTATTAAAGAGTGGACCATTTGCAAATAAGTAAATTGTTTGTTAAAACATAACACATAAAACATATAAATCATAAATAAGTGTTGTCTCATTTTTGGTAGGTGTAATATTTATTATCTGTTTGTTAATAAATATTAATATAATTCAAATACTTTTTATAAAAAACTAAAAGCAACTTTTTACCATTTACTCTTTTTTACAGAGATTTTTGGCCCTTGCCCTCTTTTCTTGACGTTATTTGGGTCATATTGTTCGCCATCATCGTCGTCATCATTCAATTGCTTAGATAATTCCCAGAATTCTTTGGAACCTAATCTAAAATCATTATGAGCATCTGCCTTATACCAAAATACTTGGTCTTGTAATTTGTTTGACTTTGCATTATTATTTATCACCAAGCACTCATAATTTTCAGTGCATTGATCCATCACCTGACAAAACGCCTCAAATGTTGGAAGCATTCCAGCATAATTGTCATAAATGCGCTTTCTATTTGATATGTAAGGTTCTCTCAAAATAAAGACGTAATCAATGTTAGTTCTTAGTGTTGGTGGAATGCCTAAAGGGTATTGTAAAGTGATAAGCAACATCACCTTCCAGTGTCTCAATAATACCATTTTCATTCAGACATTTCCTTCTGAAATCATTAAATCTATGCTTTTTAAATGGGCATAGCATTCTCTCGAATGGGTTTAGACTATATTTTAAGGCATCATTGTGAATGGTTAGTTCACTCAACCCCACGAGCATTTAGTCGTTGAACTGCCATCATATCCTTACCATAACGGACTTAGATGACTAGCTGCGGGTTGTCTCTATTTTATACATTTTTACTATACCTTATGTAATTAGCATAAGCCACTATTATATTTCTATAATAGTTTAGTAGTATAAACCTTAAAGACGTCTCCGCAATTTGGACGTGTCGCATATTGCTTTTTGCTTTTAAAAGCAAAAACCTAATACACTAGCCATTCTTTTGGAATGACTACGGCAAACATTTCACCGTTCATAAAAAGAAGTCGCATCATTTTGTCACGCGACCACGTATTGTCATACAAACAATCATCTAAAATAACAAAGGTGCGTGGATCAATGGTGCTTCGCTTAAATTGTTCCATTTCCTTTTTAATTTGCTTTAACACCCCACGCTGTCGTTTCAAAATGTTTTCAATAATTGCTGTATTATATTCATTATGTATAAACAATTTAGGAACTAATTTACCATAAAATCCGTTACCCTCTTCTGTTCCTGAAATAACTGTTCCTATAGGTATATCTTGCTGGTAATATAATAAATCTTTTACCAAAAACGACTTGCCTGTGTCACGTCTCCCAATTAACACAATTACAGGGCCTTTTGTTTCATTTGGCCTAAAACTTATTGACTTCATATCAAAACGCTTTAATTCTAAATTCATATAATATATAATAAAATTAATATTTTATATTTAACGAAACAAATAAATTTAATTATATATAAAGATAAACTAACAACATAAACTAACTATGAATGATATAGACGCTAAAACTATAACTATGCCCATCAATGACGAACCGAAAGAAGCCATTGCTATGTCACGTGACAATTCATTAAGTTTTGAAACAATTTCAGTAGACGAACCCCGTTCTCAAACCCAGTCCCAACGTCAATCTTACAAAGCAATTGAAACATATCCCAGTAAACTGGGTTGGTGCTATGAAAAAGTCAATAATTGTTGTAACAATTGCTGCAATTGCTGTCATAATATATTCTTGTCGTGGTATGTAAATTGCAAATTATATTTGTCTAATAACTTCACAAATGATGTTAACAATTCTAATTATACTAACAATTGTTATACTAACAATTGCAATTGTTCAGAAAATATAAGTGATTGTTGTAAAACATTAGGCGACTGTGTTGTCAGCGCATTATGCATTTGCGACTGCGATTGTGATGCAGACGACTAAAATTGCTAATATATTATAATTAAGGAATATTATAATTAAGGAATATTATAAGTTAAATATAATCATTATTAATATTTTTATTAGACAATGACAACACTTTTAAATTACAAAAAACGAAAGAACAGTCACTTGTTTAATATGTTACAAACTAACAACTATCTAATGGATGTACAAAATTATATACCAATTTATGACAGATTTTTTTCACTAAATCACACTAATTGGAATTCCATTAATTTAAACAATACATGGACATTAACAGATATTAAGTCATTAAATAAAACAGAAAATAGTGAAAACATATTTATTGCAAAACTTAAACACATAAATGATGATAATGCACTAACAAAACACGAAAAAGTTTTTATAAAAATGGCACCTTTATTAGACCCATTTAAATATCTTGTCGGAAAATATAATCATAATGACGCCAATTTATTTAATTTACCTTCCTTTGATAAAAATACAAACGCGAACGTTCATAAAAAAATAACGGATACAAATAATGCTTCTTATGTAGATAGTTTTTTTTCATATTTGACTGGACAATTATTAAATCAACACAAGTTTATACATGGAATTGATTATTACGGATCTTTTTTAGCAATTAAAACAAATTATAAATTAAATATTATTGATGACATTGATTATTTAATTGAAAGTGAATATTTTAACAAATATAAAAATAATTTATTTACAGTTGAAGACTATTCCCATTTAATTTTAAATGAGCATCCCATAAAATCAAAACCATTAAAAATATCAAATACTTTTAGTTCAAATTTATCAGTCAAATCCATTAATAATGACATATTTGAAGATTTATTTGTGGTTAACGATTTAATTAATCATCCGCCTATTTGTGACAGCAAACCCAATGATTGTGATTGTGAATTAATAGATATGTCAAATTCAAAGGAGTTTAACATACATCAACCAAAATCTAAAACTTTAAAAAGCAATTCCACGTGTTCATCAAGAACATCTCATACAAACAGTCAAGATGATGCGGAGGATGATGATGATGATGATGCGGAGGATGCTGATGATGATAATGATGATAATGATGATGCGGAGGATGATGCGGAGGATGCTGAGGATGATGTCGCAAATGAGGGCGATTATAATGAAGATGATACTGAAACCGAATATGAAGATATTGATAGCGATGATGATGCTAATAAATGCGAAGAGGAACAATTATTTGCAACATTTCCAAAATTTCCTGTTCAATTAATTTGTATGGAATTATGTGAAAATACATTTGATAGTTTAATTGTGAGTGAAAGTCTAAGTGATGATGAATGGTTTTCAGCATTAATGCAAATTATTATGACATTACTAACATATCAAAAAATGTTTTCATTTACTCATAATGATCTGCATACGAATAATATTATGTATATTCCTACTAATAAAAAATTCATATATTATACATATAATAAACACACATATAAAGTTCCAACATTTGGTAAAATATTTAAAATTATTGACTTTGGACGCGCAATTTATAAGTTTAATGGACAAATATTTTGCAGCGATAGTTTTCAACTAGGAGGTGACGCAGCAACCCAATATAATACAGAACCCTATTATAATGATAAAAAACCACGATTAGACCCTAATTTTAGTTTTGACCTTTGTAGATTAGCTTGTTCTATTTTTG